CAAGACTCCTGTCAACTAACCATCCATTCTTGACCTGTTTAGCACTTATCTTAGCTATCCTGAACTCACGATTTAATACCTCTTTTGGTACACCAGACTCCTTAAACTCTCTCAATAGTGAGTGAAACACCCTTACATTAATAAGTACATCTTGCTCACATCTGTTTAGCATTGACTTTTCAAACATCAGCCATTGACCTTGTGATGGTTTTAAAACACCAAAATGTTCGCCCCACATCTCAAGACCATGTCTGCCTTTGTATCTTCCTAAAGTTCTGTTGAAGTTCAACAACTGACTCATAAGAAAAGTATCTATAAGTCTAGCCTTTGTCTTAAATTTAAAGAGTTTTTGTAGCAGAGGTATGTCGTACATAATTATGTTGTGACCTATTAGTTCATCAGCATTCGCTAGAAAATCAAGACCCTCCTTTACAGAAGGGCATTCATCACTATTGTCTGAGAAAGTAATAGTCTCTTTAGTAACTATGTCATAAGTAGATATGCACCAAACAGTTGTAGCATCATTAACAAAACCGTTAGACTCTACATCAAAAACCAACTTCTTCATGACCATTTTCCAAACAAAAGTTTAAACTGCTCGGTTGTTAAGTCCTTGTAAGTGTCTTCAAAGTAATTCTTATGACCTCTTTCTTTTTGCATGAATACAGTGGGTTTTGCCAACTCTTCATAGTCTCTGGTCTTTTGTAACCTAACCCATGTTGTCTTCTTACTAACACCAGTTAATGCCATTATCTCATCTATCGTCAAGACCCTGCCATCATCTAATGTATAAAATTTTCTTTCAGTACTCATAACTCTCCTCCACAGTGAATTATTGAAACTCAGAAGGTGTACTATGTAAACGACCTGTAATGTTATCATATCTTGCAGAACCTGCTGGACCTGTATGTCCTGTAAACCTGTTCTTTAGCACTGATATTCCAACCCTCTGCCGTTCACCCTCGTCCTCCGAGTATTTATTTCTAGAAAAACCGATAATTTGAAATGCTATCTGTTTTAAACTTCCTGACCCTTTCAATGAGTCCTCAGTTATAGATGCACCTTCTTCAAAAGTCTTACTACCACCACTGGTTTTCCTCAAATGTGAGACCACTCCAATCCAAACATCGTGCTTCTTACACAACTTCAATAGATCTGACATGGCTTTGTCCATAGCTTCGTTTACATTACCATCAACCTCACTAACTGCTATAGTTATGTGGTCTAGAAATATAAACTTACAACCAGATGCCGCCATAAATTCTATCTTATCCATAAGAGATGAGTCACTTACAGAACCCTGATGGTCTAATAATAAAAGACGACCTGAACCTGCAACATCCTCCCATGCTTTAGAGCCTTCTGCTCCTGAGCGGTCAAATTCTACGTCTGGTAGGTTTATTCTCTTGTTGAGGTGTACCCCAATGATTCCATCTAAAGTCTCCCGTATGGACTCCTCAAGGGACACTACGCCAATTTGGTAGTCTGTTGTCATAATAAGATGATAAATATCCTCTTTAACAAAAGTTGACTTACCAGACCCTGTTCCTGCAGTAAATATAGTTAACTCGCCAGTCCTCCTACCGTATGTCATCTTATTGACATTGGCAAAACAATCGGGGTAAGGCACAGAGTCTTCTCTTCTGTCCTCATTAAACAAATCCCAAGTGTCAGCAGAATTCACAATCCCTGCAGGAGAATACATCTCAGCATTCCATATTGCTTTCTCTAGTTCGTAAGTCTTATCTGCAACTAAGTAATCAGAAGCATCTTTACCGTATCTACCTAAAGCACCAATCTTAGCCTTACCAGTTCTGACTAACCTAGCACAAGCTTTTGCACCATCTCTTCCTGCTTCATCGTGGTCAAATAAAAACACAACCTCTTCAAAAGAGTTAAGGTAATCCAAGTTAGAAACAACTTGTTTGTATGCACCTTGGGCTCCATTGATAACTGATACAACTGCCCACTCTTGTTTCTTATCTTTCCAAACCTGTTGAATAGACATTGCATCAAGTGCGCCCTCTGTAACAACAATTCTTTTGCAAGAGCCGGGGGCAAATTTAGACTGTCCAAAGAACTCATTCTTGTTCTTAACGGATCCTATCGCTAGAAACCTTTTAGCGTCTAAATCTCTACGCTCATAACCTACTACCTTACCTTTGTTGGTTATAGGGTAATAATGGTATTTAATAGTCTTACCGTCTTCTTCAGAGTAACCTACTTTAACACCGTAGAGTTCTGCAATATCCTTTGTTATCTTACGTTCACGAAAACCTCGTACTGGATAACCTTTTATATCATCAATAGACTCTACAATGTTCTTAAACTCTTTTGGTGTCTTCTCAACAACAGAATTATCGTCATTGTATATGCCTGTATCTTCACAGCCAAAGCAATAGTAAGTCATCTTATCACCGTTGTCGTAAACAGCTTTATTGTCTCTAGAACCACAAGCTTCACAAGACTCGTGCCTTACAAAAACACCCTCTTGATTATTTTCTGTATTTTTCATTTTTCCTCCATAGAAAAATAAAGGTCAATAAAGACCTTTGATTGTGAAAATAATGTCTATCGATACCCCTCATAGAAGAGTATCTGTAGACACTACTGTTAATTAGTAATCGTCACTATCTTCGAAGTTTAAATCCATATCTTCTTTCTTAGGTTTATTAAACTCCGAACCTGAATCTAAAGAACCAAACTCTGAACCTGCAGGGTCTGACTTTTCGTAAGGTATTAGATTAGTAACAAGCACATTTTTTAAACTCATAGACTTGCCCTTTTGACCTTTATAGTCCCAGTCATAGGTGTCAAATGATACAGTACCAGTAGAACCATTACCGATAATAACACCAGTTAAGGGTTTAATAGTTCCTGTGTCTGTCTTAGTAAAAACACCGGGAGGCGATAAATCCTTGCCTGCTGAAGTCTTTGCATTTTGTTTAAAAGTTACTTTGTATTGCCCAGTCTCATTACCATCTGCATCCTCTACAGGTCGCAAAGATCTAATAAGACCATTCTTTTTAAACTTCTCTGCTACTTTCTTATCAACATAAGCTGTAACAGACCATTGAAGTTTCTCAAAGTTTTCTTGTGGGTTATCAGGGTCTAGAAAACACCAGTTCAACTCCACATCTTCTACTAAATTAGCCATTTATTTCCTCCTTCTCTAGCTTATTTGTAAACAAAGGTAGTTCCCACATTTGTCCGACTTTACGTCTCATCCAAAGTAGTCTACCCATCTCTAACATTACATCATCAGAATTGTAATCATAGGAACTCCTATACAAATCTCTAATAATATTCCAAGCATCATCAATATCTTCATTATCTGATAATATCTTCTTAGCTTTTACAGGACCAATCTTAGGAACACCCTGTATATTGTCAACTTGGTCACCTGCTAACATTTGGTATTGGAAATGTCTTATACCATCATATTCGGTAACGTAGCTTAACTCTTCTCTTTTAAAATCATACTTTGCACCGGGGACAATCCACAAATCTTTATCTATAGTACAAATAATAGTGTTGTCAATATCTTTTGATTGAGCAATGCCTAAAGTATCATCAGCTTCCTCGTCAACAGACACCTTTGCACCCATGACTTCTGTTAAATAGTCTCTCACTTTTTGATAATAGAAAGGCTTCTCACCTTTTCTATTACCTTTGTAAGGTTTTGTCACTGCAATCTCTTTTCTGAAATTAGTATGTCCTGACAAATGCAATTCATACTCAGTCGACTTTGACTTATTAACAACACTGTCTATAAAATCATTTATAAACTCAACACATTCTGCCCAAGGCTCAAGAACTATCTTACCTTGTATTACCCTGTAAGGTGACTCTTCACCCTCAATCGCTTGTGTCTGCCACAATGCATTTATATCCTCCAGACCATCTAAAGCATGACGTTTGCTGTCGTACTCTTTGATACTCTCATTGTCTTTATCAACTACATCATAATAGTTGGTTTGACAATGGTTAGATGCCCAATAGACAATTATGTCAGCGTCAATTAAAGCAATCATGATTTATCCTCACTGTAAAGTTTCTCAATCTCATGCAATCTTAGACTTATTATACGATTTATGTAAAAAACCGCTTTTTCTAAGTCTTGTATAGGGTCTTTTTTCTTGTTGAACCTAATTAAATACTTTAATGCACTGCCCATTGAAAATGCTTCTAGACCTTCAAGGTCTTGCGTAACATCTTCTATTATCTCTAACGCTTCTATCTTTCCTGAAGTGTAATGTTGTGGGTGATTTACCTCATCATTCTTCTTCATCCTCTGTTTCCTCCATTTTTAAAGAATCTGGATCAAACGCATCGGCATTTTCATTGAAATACCATGAGTCTTCCTCGTCATCATCTGATTCACCTATAAAATGAATCAACTTGTCAATTGCTTCTGGGTCACCCGGGGATAACCCATACATATCACACAATTCTTTAAATTCACTTGCCATTTTGCTCTCCTCTAGCGAACCATCCTCTATAAGATGTCATATAATTAAGATATTATGTATTTAGAATCTAGAATCTCTTCCATGTCTAAATCACCATAATTTTCTATCCCCACTTCAGACAATCCTAAAGAATGTAAAGTATCACCAAGTTGGTCTACTTCAAATATCTCTTTAAACACATCCTTAAACACCATTAGTAACAAATCCATGTTTTCTGCATTTACTGAGAACTGGTCATGAATCATCATAAAGTCACTTAAGCCCAACTCTGCTAATCTTGCAATTACCATAGCTAACAAAGATGCATCTTGAGAGTGTACAAAGTTTGCACTTATACCTCTCTCATGGTCAGTCTTTCTTGCTTCGCTTAAGAAAACTTGATAGCTAAGTTTTACAGGTCTACTTGCAAACATACAATTGACTCTTTTTATAGAAGTCTTTGCATAATTTTGAAACGCTGTAAACCCTGTTGCTGTTTTCCAAGTTATCATTGGAGTTGCTGTGTTATTATCTAGGTAAGTACAAACTGCTCTTTTAAGTAAATCCTTGGCTTCTGTTTGTCTTGGAAAAGCTAACCGCACACCATCGAAAATAGCAGTACCTATATAAGCAGAATCATCGTAAGTCATTTCTGATAACAAATCATAGCCATGGTCTCTTCTATCCTCAAAAGTTTGGTCTTGTATACAACCTTTTCCTGCATCATAGTAATATGACATAGTAGGTCTTTTACAAAGTTTTCGCCAAGCCTTATCGCCTAGGTTTTCAAACTCTTTATAAGAAAAGCCATTGTCCAGAACAGATCTAGCTATAACCATGTAAGCGTCACCAATCTCCTTGTCAGGATGTTTGATAACATTAGTTTCTTCAGCGCCAGACCTGTCTCTGGTCATTGCTGAGAGTATCTGAAGACCTGAGTTGGTTGCATCTAGACCTATTGGTAAATGACACATATAGTCGTCTACCCCTTGCTCTTCTAGTCGCTTCCATTCAAGACATGCAGATATTAACTGAAACTTAGTTTTCTTGTCAGTGCTAAATTGGTTAAGCCATTCAGAATTGTAGGGGTCTTTAGATGCTTTTAAAATCTCATCCATCCAGACATATGTCCAAAGAACTCTATCATCTAAAGAAATCTTGTCTTCACCTGCACAATTTGCTGTATGTATAGCTAAAGCCCTTTCAACATTTTCAGACCAAGGAACACCATGGTTAAACATTAGTAAGCTTTTAGCTAAATCAGACCCCGTTGGTTCAAAATAATTGACTATGGGATAAAATCTACCTCGACTGTCCAATTGAAAGTCGTAGTAAAAAGCTTTGCCTTGCATTAGAGTTGCCATGTCAATTACCCTGTCATACTCATATCTCTTAGACGATGCCCTTACAATGTCTAAAGCATCGGAGGACTTATCTTTCATCCATCCAGAGGCTTTTCGTTTCTTGTAAGTGTTGCTTCTACCATCTATCTGCGCCACTGTAAGTCCCTTCTTTAAAAGTTGATAGCTTACATTTTCCAGATACCATTTCTTTGCTTGTTTTCCAACAAACTCAGATGTCCTTTTAAAGTTTAGTAAACTCTTTAAGGATTCACTAACTGTTTCACTTAGTACAGTGGGCGGGATAAATGCATGGTCTTCTTTATCAAAATTCTTTACGATGTCTAACAACTCTTCATTTACAACAAAAGCCGTAGAACCATAAGAATTTAAAGCGTCATAAACCTTTGGCATTCTTTTATAAAGATACTTCTTGCTTAACTCTGAAGGCATCTTCTTTACTATAGACACACCGTTTTTGTATGGATGTGTCCAACCCTTGTACTCCTCCTGTGGTAAATCTATAGGAGATACTTGCTTAATCTCTTGAAAGTATTTAAATAATAAATTTCTTTCGTCTTTAAAATCAAGCCTATTTAACTTCATAACACCTTGGGACTCTGTGACAACCTGTGTATAACCAAGAGATCCGAGTGAACCCAAAGCCTCAACTCCTGCTGAAATCATTGTAGCTTCCGCCTTTTGCGAAGTTCCTGATTTCAAATTGAATTGAGTGTGTACATTCATCCTAGAAGCTAGTGATGATGCTGTTGATGTTAGTGCTGTACCTTTCGATAATGCACTGATTGTAAAATCTAAAATATCTTCTGCAATTGTCCTTACGCTATCTGCACCGAGTAAAACTTTCTTAAATGCAGACTGTCGCCCCTTGCTTACAGTTTGGGACATGTGGTTTAATTGCGATG